CAAATCATCAGAGAAGAAATTTCCAAAGTCATGGATGAAAATGAATTAGAAGAAGCATTTGGTTTTACTGAAGCTGAAAAAATAGAAAAATTAAAAAGAGAAATTAAAAAATATTCTGTAGCTCCTGCTTGGAAAGCAAAAGGTATAACTATACCTTCTAAAGAAGAAATTAAAGCAATGGTTGATAAGGCTAAGGCTGATAAATTTGAAGGGAAAATTGGAGCAGATTTAGTTGGAAAAAAAATAATATATAAAGCTAGTAAGGATATTAAATGGAAAGGTCAATTTGATTCTGGTGGAACTGGTGGTAGAACAGCTGGTGGTGGAGCATAAAATAATTAGTTAGGCTTCCAAGACTATTTAACATATATTTAATCATAATTAAAAATAAAGGTTATGATAATTTACAAACTTGAACGATTTAAAGAATTAGAAGTGGATTCTCCATTTGCTCGTTTTACCGATGATGAATGGGATAAAATTGGTGAATTTGAACAAACCGGAATTGATTTAGAAGAGACTGAGTATCTTTCAATTGGAATATACACACACATATACATTGATTACTTAACTCAGTTATTCTTAAAATATAATGTTCCACTTAAGATTACAGATGTTACAGCTCAATATACCCATACTCAATCTACATTTGATGAATTTACTAATAAATACATTTCCCAATTAGATAAAATAGAAGAATTTATGTTAGCGAATACATCAGTAGATGATGTGTTAGATAAAATTAATGGATTTGGAATACAATCACTTAATAAAATTGATAAACAAATTTTAGAAAGTATTAATTAAAAACAAAGGTTATGGAAAAACGATTTAAACCCCTTAAACGGATTACTATCCCTGAGTCAGATGTTTACATATCTGCTGATGAAGATTTTCAAAATAACTTTATTAGTTTTTATACGCTAGAAAAAATAGACAATGAATGGGATGATGTAAAATACTTTACTAAACGTACTAAAAAGCCTATTCCTAGTTTTGGAGAGGGTAAAGAAATTATTTACGTTATGTCTAATCCATCAATGCCTAACTTAATCAAAATAGGATACACAGGTAAAGAAATAGAAATAAGACGTTCTATTTTGTCTAAACCAACAGGTGTTCCTACCCCATTTAAAATAGAGTATTTTTACAGACTACAAGGAAGGGGAATGGAACTAGAAAGAGAAATACATAAATATTTAAAAGAATATAGACTCAACAATGACCGTGAATTTTTTGAGTTAACATTAAAACAAGCTATAGACGCAATAAATTTTATTGGAAAAAATTACACTTAAACTTGCTGATTTAAAAATAAATCATTATATTTATAACTATGAAACAAATACTTTTTACATTAACATTAGCCCTCGCGTTTATCTCTTGCGGAACAAAATCAACGAACACAGTAGTTGACACAGTTAAAACAGTTGATACCATAATCACAGTTGATTCTGTTAAAGTGGATTCCATTAAAATTGACACAACTGTCAAAAAATAAATTAAAATGGATTTAAAAAATTTGCTCTATATTTAATATGGAGCTTTTTTTTATTTTAAACTACCTTTATAAAATACATATTTATCATTAAATATATGTTTAACACTCTTAAAAACGTCTTTTAGCATTTTATATGTTGGACATCAATAATATATTAAATATATTTGACTCTACTGACAACAGTAAAGATGATGAGGTGTCGTCATTAATAGATTTTTCTGAACATCCGTTGTTTTGGATTGGTGGATATAATAAAATTGTAAATAATTACACTTTCTTTTTTCAATATTCTATTAAAAATTTTAAAGACATTTTAAAGGATGATGAAGATTTAGTAAATGTAGAAAATGCAACAAAACAAGTACTGTTCAATAAAGCCTGGGGATATATACGAAACATAAATGTGTTCAATACATTTCATGTTGAATGTATAAAATTGAAGTCTAGTGATTCATTAATACAGACTTTAGATTTAGGCATAAAGTTTTTTGAAGAAAAAGAAGAATTTGAAAAATGTGCACTATTAAAAAACATTCAAGATATAGCTAAAGGTTTTGTAATTTAAATTTGGCTGTTTAATTTTTACAATGTATATTAATACTACGGGAAAAAAAGAAACATAAATAAACAATAATATGAAATATAGAGATGCAATTTTGAAAAAATTAGACAATGTTGACTCAAGTTTAAACCGCCTAAATTTAACTTTAAATCAAGGTGACAGAGATGGATCTTACACAGTTATAGAAACCTTAAGAGAACAAATTGAACAAATTAAAGGTTATGTTGAAGCTGAAGGTATGACTGGAAACGAAGGATAATTAATTTAAAAATAAAAGTTATGAAGCTCACCGCTGAACAAATTCAAGACAACTGGATTAAGTTTGAAAAAACTATAACCTCTTACATTTCAGAGCCTAGACGCTCTAAATTATTAGATTTCTATCAAAAACACAGTGAACGTTTTATGTTGATGCCAGCGTCACATAAAAAAGAATACCATAATGCATTTCCAGGAGGATACATTGATCATGTTAACAGAGTAGTTGACTGTGCTTTAAAAGTAAATCAACTATGGATTGAAATGGGAGTTAACTCTTCTACATATACAGAAGAAGAAGTTGTATTTTCAGCTTTAAATCATGATTTAGGAAAATTTGGAGATGAAAATAATGAATCTTACCTGCCACAAACTGATCAATGGCGTAAAGATAAATTAGGAGAAGATTATAAATTTAATGACAATTTAGAATATATGTCTGTTCCAGATCGTGGACTACATTTACTTATGTCTAATGACATTCCTTTTTCTAAAAATGAAATGTTAGCTATTAAATTACATGATGGGCTGTATGATGATTCTAATAAATCATATTTAATGAGTTGGAGACCAGAAACAAGACCACGTACTTCATTGATATTTATTGTTCATCAAGCTGATTTAATGGCTGCCCGAATTGAATTTGAACATGAATGGTTGCCTAAATTTAAGAATAACTTGCCTACTGCAAATAAGGACATTATATTGACTCCGAAATTGAAAAAAACACCAACTAAAGTTAAAGCTTTAAGCAGTATTAAAAGTGAAGGTTTAAAAGGTGTAATGGATAATTTTTTTAAAGATTAAATAAAATAAAAATGCTAAATAAAGGTTGTGGTTTAAAGCCATGACCTTTTACAATTTAATTTAAAACTTCAAATTATGATAATAACAATTTTTATACTTACAGTAATAATATTCATATCTGTTTACACTAACTATAATTTACTAGTGAAAAATGAAAAATATGAAGACATGGTTAAAAAATATGAAAAACACATCAGTGATGTTTCCAATGTTATTGAATTTTCAAACGCAAAATTAAAAGAAATAGATGCTAGAGAAGCATTTAAAAGCGATGATGAAATAGGATGGTTTTTTGATCAAATAAAATATTTACAAACACAACTAGACGACTTTAAAATAAAAAAATAATATGAGAAAACCTAACCAAAAAAGATACTTTACTCAAGAAACACAGGATGCAATTGTGTTGTACAACAGTAGTGTAGATCCTATTGAAAGAAGTAAAATATATGGTGAGCAAATTCACTATGCTTTTTTTAAACTTACCCAAAATATAATTCATACATTTAAATTTTACCATACAGAAGTAGAAAATATTGAAGATCTTCAACATGAAATCATTACATTTTTACTGTCTAAAATTCATTTGTTTGACGGAAATAAAGGAACAAAAGCATTTTCTTATTTTGGCACTATTGTTAAACGCTGGTTAATATTATACAATGAAAAAAACTATAAGAAAAAAGTAGTATCTGTTCCTATAATGTCTATAGAAGAAGACAATGGACATTCTTACACAATAGAAGAAAATAACTCACCTAGTGATAAACTATCATCCAATGACAGATTGTCTTTATTTATGGATTTATACACTGAACATTGTACCACAAATATTTACAAACTATTTCCAAAAGAAAATGATGCTAAAGTGGCAGATGCTATTCTTGAACTGTTTAGACGGCGAGAAAATTTAAACATTTTCAATAAAAAGGCACTATATATATACATTAAGGAAATTATAGACATCAAAACTCCAAAAATTACTAAAATAACTGATAAATTATATAAAATATTTAAGAAAAGTTATGTATTTTACTTAGAAAATGGATATATAAAATTTCAATAAGTTCTATATTTATAACAAACACGCACA